CAGGGTAATCCCGGCGGGCACATTGGCAGAGGCGTAGTCCAGGCGGATCGCGTAGGAGACCGTCGTTGAACCGGTCGCCTCGATCGTGATCTTCTTAAACTGCTTGTTATACGACGGGGATCCCAGGTTGGTGTAGACCAGGACGAAAATCGCATCGACCGGGTTGCCATCGAAACTGGTGCCCTTGTCCATCTGGTAAACGAACCCGTTGTCGGATCCGAAGAACAGGATCTCCTTGCCGGTGTCGTCCTCTCCGTTGGCCGTGACTTCAACCGGGATCCTGGTGCCGTCGGATTCCTCGTACAGCATCGTGGTGAACCCGGAGAGCTGCTTGTCTTTGAATGTCGCAATGATGGCCGTGCCATCGGAGAAGAAAGTACGGTATTGGGTTTTATCCTTGACGATGATCGATGAAGTCACCAGGCCTTTCTTGAGCGTTGTCAGGGGCTCGATCACCTGGCTGAAAGTAGCGGTCGAGAAATCACCGAATTCAAACACGGCCTCCAGGGAGACAAATCCCCGGTCGTCCAGGTATCGGGTCCGGCCCAGGCGTTGAATACTCCACTCGATTCCGCCGGCCTCGTTGTCAACGACTTTCAGATCCCAGGGATTCGCGACAGTATTCTTGCCATGAAGAGCGAAGGTCCGGTTGCGGCAAATGACTGCCATCGCACCGCCGACCTCTTTTAACAGTCCGACAATTTCCTGGCCAACCCCGATCTCGGCAGCTCCGCCGCCGGCCCAGATATAGGGATTCCCGGTTGCAGAGTTTTGCAGGGATCCGTTCGCAAACGACAGGTGCAGATGAAACTCGTTGGTCTCCAGGTGGAAGGGAATATCGACGACATTGCCGGTCAGGATCGGGACGAATGTCGTGCCGTCAAATTCAAAGGCCGGGCTCACGCCATCAACGCCGTACATACGTTGGGTTGCGGTGGATCCAAAAAAGTTATCGTTGACGAATTCGAACCTGCCGCCGGCCGAGAGAGTGTTCGCGACCTCCGCGCTGTCGATCGGTACGGCGCCGGCCACGCTGCCGGTAGTCGCTTCGGCCTGGAAGGGCCCGTTGGTGACGTCGCCAATAATCAGGTATCCGACGGCATCCACTCCCCAGGCGCCTGACTGCAATACGACGCGAGCGATGACCGCGGTTGCGCTTGAGGTGGTCCCGGTAATGGTCTCGCCTTCGACGTAGGCCACGCCGGCACCGGCATCGGTGAATGGTAGTCGGTTGCCGAGAGCCTGGAGCACCCATCCGGCGGTGCTGTTCTTGTACATCAGACAGGCAGTGGCGGCCGCATTGTCTCTGAAAGCGTAGGTATCACCGAGGAAAACATGGACGCCCCGGATCTTGCCGGATCCGTCACCGGCACCGACCGCCAGTACCAGGGCCCGTTGGGTTTCGATTGCATCCTGGACGTAGGTAGCATCGAGCGCCGGGGTTGATGCACCACGGACGTCTTCGGTGCCATCGGCATCGGCCTTGGTCACGGCGGAGACCTGGAGATCCTCGCCATCGGTAAACCCGACTGAGCCCACGTTTGTCAGTACCAGGTAGCCGGCTGCCACGGTTCCAACCTGATCGATTAAGGCTTTCCCGGTTTCCCCGGAACTCAGCCCGGTAACGATATCGCCTTCGCTGATCGCGCCGACGCCGTTGTCGTAATTCAGGATCCAGTAGGTGGCCTCGGATGGGCTGTCCTGGCCATCGAATCTTTCGAACCCATCGACCCGGTGATATCCATCGGTGGTGAGCAGCTCGTAATTAACGGCCGACAGGCACATTCCCCTGGGGATCGTTAGTGGAGCATCGACCAGGTTAAGGCCGCCGGCGAGGACAAAGGATTTACTCTCGACGTTGCCGCGAGGTTTTCTGGCAAGCATGGACCCGCGCATCAGGCGAGCCCTGCGTAGTCCTCGCTCATATTAGGAAGCTGTACCGCTTCTAATCGAAAGAGCAAGTTATCAAAATTAGTCTCGGCCTCGTCGAGAACTTCGGGAGCGTTCTCGTAAAAGCCGTAATATTTGAGGGCTTGCCACACGATTATCATGTGAAAGTCGTCGGGTAGATTGGTGGGTACATCGGCATCAGCCGCGAATAGCTGATTGGTTCTTTTGTACTCGCCGTCGATGGTGTATATATCGTCGGGCTCGGGCTCCATTCTCACTTTGTTATTCGGCAGGATCGTGAATAACTGTGGTCGATCGTCGGCCCTCTGGTCCATCCGGTTTCGGTGGAGCGGGCGCCAGTAGCGATATGGGCTGTGCGGTAAGGGATTTTGATCCAGGGTGCCGAGCGCAGTCTCGTAAATATAGAAGGATCCGGTATCCCAGAACGCGAGATCCGTGATCGATACATCGGCCGCCAGGTAGTCCCTGGTCGCCGCGGCGGTATTGAAGGTGAACTCCTCCCACATGAAAAGCCAGTTCGGCCGTTTGTTCTGGACCTCGATCCAGGCATCGGCAACCCAATCCACAACTCGCAGGAGTACCCCGGTCTGGTCGATGACCGTAGTGGGACCGGCACCGGAGATTCCGGCTTCTTGCCTAGCCCTTTGACAGAGTTCCAGGTAGTTCATTTAGGCGGCTTTCTTGTTCGGGTCGTGAATGATCTGGAAGGGATAGCTCAGTACGTCTTCGTGTAGCATCGCACCGGTTTCCGGATCCTGGGTAACGATATCCTGGATGGCATTTCTCAGGACCTCGACGACACCTGGTGGAACTTTGATATTGATTCCCCTGGGCACGGTGTACGCAACGCCCTGGACGCCGACGAAGACGGGAATGGCGCCATCCTTTTTATCGCTCTTCGCGATATTGATGGTGACGTATTCGACGCCCTTGATCTTCTTGCCTTCGATCTCACCGACCGGGGCCTCGATCTCATTCTTCGCACAGTGCGCATTGATGCGGTCTCGCGTCGTCCCCTCGCCAATCGAGAGAGTCAGAGTTAAACCAGACTCTTCCATCGCGTGGAATTTCAGTTGATGTTTGTCGGCGGTTGCTAAATTAAAATCGGTCATTTAAAAAAACTCCATCATCAAGCGCCCGAAGGGGCTATGTAGTGGCCGACCCGTCAGCGAAACGGGCCGGTCACATGGGATCGCCAGGCCTCGCGGCCTTGCACTACTTACTGCGTCACTACGTTAAACAGTTACCATATCCGCGACAGAAGCGGGGCAATGGGTTAAGTTGTAAACGGTCAATGTACGACCGGTAATACCTGTCAGGTCGCTGACGCCGAGTTGGAACAGGGCAACGCCGACGCTCGCGGTCGGAACCTGGACGACCTTGATCGCGCCGAAAGGCGCATATCCATCCGGGCAGACCAGGCGGTAGGTTGCATCATCCTGGGCCGCGGCAACATCGATTTTCTCTTCGATGATGTACGGGACGTTTCCACGACAGGCCATGACATACACAATCGTCTGGGCTTCACCGCCGGCGTCAGCCGACAGGATCGCGGGATGGATTACGGGAGCATCCAGGACCGCGCCGTTCTTCGCACTCAATACAACCGCGGCACTAAGATCCCACTCGGCGATCGTTGCCAGGTCGGTCATGCTAACGCCATTGACGCTATGCACTACCGCACCGGTTGTCTGGAGGTTTTCGACGTTGGTGCCGTCGATCGCCAGGACACCCTGGCCATTACTGAAAGTACCTATGGATCCGCGAACATTCGCGTTAGTGATCCCACCTAATTGATTACCCATTACATTTTCCTCAGTGACAGCGCAGAGCTAATCACAATCGGTTTAAAAAGGACCCCGCAAGCAGGGTCCACGTTTTTCAAGTATCGATTAAGATACTCCGTTCAGATCTGTTGCTCCGACTTCGACCCGGACCAACCATGCCTGATTCAGGACAACTGCCACGAACCAGGTTTTCCAACCAACATATCCACGTTGGCCTAATGGGTCCGACTTACTGGCGACGCCAGGGTTCAGGACCGTTGGATGAATTGCACCCGCACCGCGTAATGGGACTAAGCCATACGCTTCCTTGGCACAGACGACGAGTGGATAGACGTCCACGTTCGCACCGGCAGCAGACACCATGCCGTTCAACGTAGCACTGCCACCGGCAAGATACGGATCCAGGAGCGGAGTCAGGATATAACGGACGGTTTCAACCTTGCCGATTTCATACGGCAGGGCCTTCATCGAGCCGTACTTCTCGCACGGAACGAATCCAGGGATATCACGAATGTCGGCATCGAGGTCGGTATGACCAAACGCCAGGTAAGCCGGGGCCATCGCCTCAGTACCGTACTGCACACTTGAGCTCATCTTCGTGCTCATCACGCGACCACGTTGAGCCATCAGGAACCGGCAAGCGGTACGCTGTGCGTTCAGGCTGATCGGATCATTTACATCGGTCCGAACCGTGTCAGCGGCGGCACCATAAACAACATTGGTTCCACCTTTGATGACGCCCCAGGTAACCATTTCGATGGTTTCCGCGGCTTGCTCACCGGCCAGGACAGACATATCCTTGAGGACTGGATCCTCTGACATATCATCCACGCGATCGGTGATCTCCGCCAGGTCGCCGTACTGGCCCATTGTTGCGGGCACATCGACGTAACTGGTCTTGTGACTTACAGGCGTAACGCCCTCAGTCAGTTGGGTTGTTGATACTACATAAGGGACCGGGCGACGAAATTTAACCTGCTCGGCTTTGTTCCTTGGTAGTGGTTTGGACTGGCCATAATCGCTGAGTACGATAATGGGACGAGCGTGTTCAAGCATTTCAGTTGCTGCCCACGCGGCGGTACGTTGATTGATATCACCGTAAGTTGAACCGGACATTGGATCTCTCTCCTGTCTTTAAGACAAAATAAATTTAATAGGCATTATGCCGTCGCACGTTTAGCGTCCTTCCGTTTGGCATGAAAAGCGAAGGCAGATTCGAAGTCGCCAACTGGCTCGGCCCCTGCATCGATCTTCGCATTTCTGCTCGCGATGGTGGTTCCGTCTTCTAATTGCTGTGCTCTTTTTGCCGCCAGGTTGGCCGCCTCGGATCCGTCCGGTACTTCATCCTGGTTCAACGCCGGTTTTGGGGTTGCTTTCAGTGAGGGCCTGTTGGTTGCGACCAGGTGATCGTCGTACATTCCGATCAGTGCGGACGCATCGTTCGTGTCGTCACTGTTGGATAGCGCGGCGATTCCTGGTGGCTGATTTGCAAGCCAGTCTACGAAATCTTTGGTCTGCACTGCGGCAGCCCATTCTGGATAAACCACTGCAACCTCATCGACCTTGGCCTGGGTTGTTGTATTTATCGCTACTTGATCTTGTTGCGCCTGTCGTTCCATCACAGGGGCCAGGGTTGAATCGACACTTTCCTGGGTAGCCTTGCCGGCCATTTCAAGTCGGCGGTCGATTGCTTTGGCTACCTCCGGGTAGTCTTCATTGAACTGGTCCCAACCTTCGTCGGTTCCCTTCATCGCGTCGGCAATCTGGTTCTCGGTGGGTTTGGCTGCCGGCGCCTTGAGCGTCGAATTTTCCCGCTTGAGGTCATTGACCTGGCGTTGGAAAGCAGATACCCGGCCTGAGTCGCTATCGAGGCGATGGTTCAGCTTGGTGTTACTTTCTTCAAGTACGATGAACCTGGCCTTGGTGGCCTCGTCCATCCCCTCATACGGATCCGCGGCGGGATCGGGGTCAGGGTCTTCGGTGTCCGAGGCCGCTATGGCATCGGGATCAACGTCCGTGGTTTCTTCTTCCTC